AGCTCGGACGGTGGCGGCATCAACGGGTATTTCCGCGCGTCAGTGTTCAACCAGCCGACGACATGGCCAGTGCTATCGGTTTGCGCATATTTCGGCATGTTACCACCCCACCACTTCGTAGCACACCGCGTAGGTTCCGGCCGATGCAGTGTTGATGTAAAGCGTTACGCTGTTATTGCTTCCAGCCTGAACCGAAGTTACGGAGCCGCTAGGAGGAGGACTTGAGCCAGAGAATTGTGCGATAGAAAAAAGCATTCCATTCGGAAACGTCTCGGGAAGCGTAAACGTGCCAGTGCTGATACCGGCTCCCGTCGCATTGATGCTGCCCGCACCCCATTGCCGGATATTGCCGTCCGGCAGTTCCTCAGAGCCGTTGGATGCCTTGTTGAAAGTGAACTGCCCAAGCGACACCGCCTCGGATGACTGGTTCGCGTTCGCCACGTTGAACGGTTGGCGGCTGCTACCATTCTGCGCTGCGAACGGCCCCTGGTAGAACGGCGCGTTTGCATCCGCCACGATGTTGCTGCTGGTGATCGTCGTCGCGCCGTTCGCAACGGTGATATCCCACAACGCCACGTTTCCAGAGGTTGGCGCTGGCACCACCTGCGTCCCGGTCGTCGCCGCCACGCCCGCCACCAAAGACAGAACCACAGTCTGCATCCGCCGCGTGTTCTGCGACGTGCCGCTGTTGTTCGGCCCGTTGAACGGCTGCGCCGGGTTTGATGCGTTGTAATAAGGCAGCACAACCGGGTTCGTATCCGCCTCCGAGAAAGCTGCCTGGATCAAGAACACTTGCGACTGGCCGGACGTGCTCGGCGGCGAGATGGTGAACGGCGTCGTCGTCAAGTTGATGCCCATCTTCATCAACTGATCCGTGTTCGCCGGCAGCGAACCGTAGGCCGTGGAATCCACAGTCTCCATCGTCGCGATTGCGCCAGGCCCCACATTCACCGTCAGGGAAGGCGTGGCCGTTGGCGTGCAGCCAAGCCCGACAACGCTGGTGCCGGTCCCGGCTAGCATCTGCAACAGATACCCGATGCCTTCCATCGCATAGCGCTGCGGCTGGAGAATGTCGGTATCGAGCGGCAATGCGCCGGAAAAAACAATGCCTCTATTCACACCTACTCTCCAACTCTTGCCCAGGCTGTAACGCCACCAGCGATCAGGGAAGCGATCAGCGCGTAAATCTGGTTTGCATCAACAATCGAACCGACCTGATCGAACGCAACGTATTCGATCGACCCTATACCATATCCACCGGGCATCGGTATGACCGAAGTGCCCGAAGATACTGCAACCACGCCATCAGTCGTAATATCGTCGCCGCTCTCAGTCGTCAGAAAGAGACCGCTTTCCGTCGTGATGTCCAGAACGCCAGTCGGTGTCGCGTCGGATGCCAGCAGCGAACCGCTTTCGGTCGTGAGGATCGAATCGCTTTCCGTCACAAGAAGATAAGAGCTCTCCGAAGCACCTGCGCTGCTATACCCAGCAACATTGCCGATCCCGAGTTGGGATATGTTCGGTTCCGGCACAGTGATGAAAAACTGTGCAGGCATAGAGAGCGAACCCCAGCCGCCCGCATCATTGAAAGCCATCCCAGACCACGCCAGAACGCCGCTGGTTCCGTATGATCCTGTGTCGCCAGTGTTGAACGGCTCGAAAATCTTGGGCGTGACATTAAACGCCCGCTGGATCGACGATATGATGCCCGCTCGCGTGATCTTGGGCGCGAACAGATTGGATAGAATAGTTTCCCGATAGGACGCATCGCTCTGATCGAAAGTTCTCGGCAGCACGCCAGGCCCGAAGAAGTCCACCGATATCATGTCGAGGTTGACATCGGTTGCCGTCGTGATGCGGCTCTGATCCTGCACGTATGTCGTCAGGCCGTAAATCCATGACCAACCCCACGCGATGCCGGTCAGCAACGCATCCAGCACCGGGGTTGGCGACGATCCGAACCACCCGCCGGGCAGCACGGCTTTCATGCGCGCAACAATATCGACCACCGATCCGGTCGGGGCAGGAGTGCCGCTCATTGGTCAGGCTTGGCTGATCTGGATCGTGCCGGCGCGCACCACCTGGATCGCCGATCCGCCGATGTCCGAGGTTCCTCCGTTGAGTTGCACATTGGTCACGTTCGTCACGCCGCCGCTTGCGCTATAGGCGATCTGTCCGATGCGGGACCATGGAAGTGCCACGCCGATCGAAAGCGCATCAATAAACGTCGCCAGCGCCGTCTGCACAGCCGCAGAGACAGTGGTGAACGAATACCCCGCGGCGATCGTCAGCGTCATCGTGACGTTCGCCGTCAGCATGGTCGGGCCTGTGACCGAGTATTGAATACCAGCCGCCCGCGCCAGATTGACCGCGCTCCCGGCCATCGCCAGAAGCGACGAAGGCGGCGAACCAGTGCCGTTGTCCACAACCACCTGGATAACGCCGGGCGAGACCGTGATGACATCCGAGGTTACATTCACGCCGAGGTTATCAACCGCGAACTCGATGGCCTGCGACGTGGCTTCCTCGCGCGAGTTGATATAGGCCGTGAAGGCGTTGCGCACCTGCTGATCCGTCTGCGCGTTGACGCCGTTCGCGAAGGCGCCTGGATTGGTCACAGTGTCAACGCCAGGGATGCTGCTGGCGATGAGCGTGATCGTATTCGCGAGCACGTTGCCTGCCGTTCCCGACGTGTCCGCCTGCACAGTGACCGATGCGCTGGTGGTCCCTGCCGGGATGATATAGGCGTCCGCCGATGCGCTCCACGTCAGCTGCGTCGTGTCGGCGATGATGGTGAAACTCTGCGTTCCGTCTGCCGTCTTGAGCAAACCGCCCGACACCACCTGCGCCTGGTTGGTCGCCGTGTATCGCGACAGAGTGACGGTGCCGGTCGCAGCCACGGCAGGCAGCCGGGACAGGCCGAAGTCCTCAACGAATGTGTCAACCTGCGATCCGTTGCTGGTGGCAAGCCGTGTGGCGGCGAGCGTCTGCACCAGCAGATATTGCAGCCACAACGCGACGGAAGCGGACGCCTCAAGGATCGCCCGGAGAACCGAACCAACGGCGAAGTCGAGCGCCGTGGTTGCTGCCCCCTGCACCGAAGCAGCCATAGCCGAGACAAGCGACGACAGATTGAGCAGCGAGAGCGGCGGCGGCGGCGTGTTGTTCGATCCGCTCATGGCGTGCCTGGCAATGGGAAAGTGAGAAGCGATGACTTCTGCGTGGCGGAATTGAAATAGCCGATCGAGACAACGGCCCCAGTCCCTGATGCCTGCACAGAGATCGTCGGTTGCGGTGCGGGCGATACGCTTTGCTCAAGGAAAATCTGCCCACGAATGACGTTCTGGATCAGGATCGGAACCGATTGGCGCCCAACGTATTGCCGCAAGCCGCCGCCATAGATGATCTGCCAGATGTAATCATTAGGTGTCGTCAGGAGCCGCCGCACGATGGCCTGCTCAGTGCGCGTCGGTTCACTGACTGTCAGCAGATCGCCGGTCGGCCCGAGAGAAAGATCGTTCCCGAACCAGTGCGCAAGATCAGCCATCAGATTGCCACCGGAGTTCCGCTAGTGCCAGTGCCAGGTGTCACGCCACTTGTAAGGTGATTCTGCAAGCTGATCGAACCCGCGGCCACGTCGCCGGTTGCCAGGAGATGCCCGTTCACTTGCACGTTACTCCCGAGCGTAATGGTTCCACCCGACTGCGCCTGGATGGTGATGTTGCCGTCATTCGTCAGCTTTAGCACGCTGCCAGTCTGGTGAACCAACCATATCTCGCCAACGGAACCTTGCGGCGCTTGGCTTAAAAAGCTGAAAAACCCAGGCAGAATAAAACCGTTCGATACCGATCCATCTACCGGTATCACAACAACCTGGGCGCCAACGGGAGGCGGTGCGAAGATGCCCCACCCAGGGCCAGCAAGAGGCGTCCACAGCGGCAGCCATCCAGTCAACGTGCCGCCCGGTTGCAGCGTTACGCGCGCCGTAAACGGTGGATTGATGTTGATGCTCTGAATGGTGCCGAACTTCGCCTGCCCGAGCATCATCGCGAGCGATGCCGCACGCTGCTTATGCTCGTTGCTGATATCGTCCATCATGGGCCGGCGGTCTCCGTGTAAGAGACAGTCGCGGGCGATGTATTCTTAGCGCGCACCCGCTGGCGAAATCCGCCGTCCCATGAAATCGTCGTCGTGATCTCGTCCGGGAAGTATATCTGATCGAACCCGGTTCCGGTGCCGTCCAGTCGCACAAGCCCCCGAGGGGTGAAATGCGGATCGGCAGGCATCTCGAACTCGATCACCCGCTCGTGTCGAGTGATCTGCGCAAGCCGCTGTTTGGCAAGCTCTTGCGCCTGATGCAGCGTCAGGTTCGGCCGCTCGAACACATAGGTCTGCACCGGGCCAATGTTCGATCCGTTCACCTGCGCCGAGGTGGCCGTAGCCGTCACGCGCTTTTCAGTCGCCGTGTTCCAACTGTTCACCCGAACATTGACGTTTTTTGCAAGCGTCAAAGTCCGCTGCATCTCCATACTCGTGACATTGGATACAGGCACGACGCCCGGTTTCACGAAAATGTCTAGCGCCGGGGCGCCGGCTGCCTGGCTGGCGGGAGGCTGGAAGTAAAGCGTCGTGCCGAATACGAAGATATCGAACCCTTCATGCTGCGCCAGATCGACGCACATATCCCAAGCCGTCACGTATCTCGTGAACTGGCCGTCTGCATTGCGAGTAAAGTCATTCTCGAAATACCGCCCGACCAGAGTCGTCGTTGGCGTCACCTGCGTTTGAAGCCCGACCGCATCGGCCATGGCAGTCACGATCTGCGATGATGTCTGGTTCGGGTAGGCTGAGTTAATCCGCGCATCAATCAGCAGCGACGAATAATCCCGGCCTGAAAACCGAACCGTCCGGTCGAACGGATCGACAGTCAGCGTGTCAATGGTGCCCTCAATCAGAGGAACCCACCGCTGCACGGTATTCACCGACGTATCCGGCACAATGCCAACGGCGATGGAAATCTGGATATCATTCGTGTTCGACCAGAACGATG